AGCAGCTTGGCCTGGCCATCACGGACGGTCGTCAGGGTGGCTATCAGTTCGTTGGTATTGGCGAGGTTGCGGTCCGCCTCGCTTTGGGCGCGATCTCGCTGTTCTTCCAGCCGGTGGACGTTTTCCTGGACTGTAGCGAGCATGTTTTGCTGACCCCAGCCCCACACACCGAGCGCAACGGCGATGATCAGTGTTACGTCGCTGTAGCTCACTACGCTGCCACCAGTGCGCGGTCCTGATGGCGCTCGAAGGCACGCTCAAGCTTCACGTCGTACAGGTTCCGCTGGTAGTTGGGGCCGTTGTAGAGCTTGGCCACGGTCGCCCACTTCAAGGACTTCAGCGCCTTGTGCAGTACCTGGTCGGTCTCGATGAATCGGACGAATGCCTCCAGCTGGTCCGCCTCACTGCGCCTCATGGCTACCACGAAGTCCTGGACACTGGGGTAACCGAGCCTTTTCCAGTGGTAGCCCATCACCTGGAAGCCGCCCCAGCTGGCCGACTCCAGTGCCGACTGCTCGTCAAACTGGATGGCCTGCGCAAGGCGCTGATGTTCGGCGGTGCCACCGATATAGCCGCCGGCTTTGGGGTTGACCAGGTTAGGCGCCTGCTTGGCCAGTTCGGCAGCGCGCAAGCGCAACTGCTCCTGGTCATCCGTCGGAACGCGAGCCAACTGCAGGCGTTCATACATGACGTGGCGCTCAAACAGGATGGCCGGCTTGCCGTTGTCGAAGAATCCACAGCCCTGGGACTCGACCTCGTTCAAGGCATACACCGCGGCTACCGGGACGCCCAGCCGCTGGGAAGCTTTGACCAGGTCGGAGTGCTTCAGCAGCTTCTGGACGTCCAGGCCCATCAGGCTGGCCTGTGTTTTTGGCCCGGCCACCCCATCCGAGACCAGGCCGACCTTCAGCTGGTAAGTGCGCACGGCACCTTCGGTTGAGTCACCGTAGTCACCATCGGTGGAGAGCTTGGCGCCCTTGGTATTCAGCTTGCGCTGCAGTTCGCGGACCGCTTGCGAGCGGTCGCCGTGGCGAAGAGTGATCACAACTGTTGCTCCTTACGTGTGAAGAACTTTTGCGCCGCAGCCCGGATGAACTCGACGCCCAGCAGGCCGATCACGCCGCCGAAGAACGGCGCGGCAGTGAGGGGAATGCCGACCAGCGATAGGCCGTGGCTTACGGAGAGGGCGAGGGCGCCGCACAGCGGGGCCTCGACGGCAGTCCGGCGAATCGAGCCGCCGCCGTAGATCACCCGCAGGGCTGCGATGATGATCGCCAGCGCGCCGGCGTAGAGGCTTGGCCAGTTGTGCTCAAGCCAGGTGGCGAAAAACGCCCAGGTATCGGGACGGTCAGGCATGGTTTTCCTTCCTTGGTGAAGTGGGGGGCACGATCAGTCCCATAGGCTCACCATCTGGCGCTCGGGCGCCGATGTCTGGATGTCCGGGAGGGTGATGAGCAGGCCGGCGGGCAGCACGGCACCGTGGTTGGCTAAGTCGGGGTTGGCATTGAGCACGGCCTCGACCACACCGGCCGTCCGGCCGTAGTGCCGCCAGCAGAGGGCGTCGATGGTGTCGTTTTGCTGGGTGCGCTTCTGCTCGGCCATCACAGAAGCTCTACTGTGGTTCGCGATTTGCCCAGGAAATCTCGGATGGCCCAGCGCTGATCGCGCCGGTAGTCGTCGATCGTCGGGGTGTTTTCGTCGGCATTTTTGGCGCCGCTGGCTGTGGTGTCATAGCCGCGGTACCGCTCGCACACTTCAGCCCCAGCCGCTGCCTGGACGGCACGTAGGTACAGGTGTTCGTATGCGGACTTGTCCTGGATCTTGACGCCCGGGACATCCACCAGGGCTGCAATGCCTTCGGCCTGCCTCCCGAGTCGCCAGGCGTCCAGCTCACGGTTGACGCTGATGATTGCGGCAACGACCGCAGTTTCGAGGCGGGCCAGGGAGACGCTGGAGTCGATGCGCAGGGTCGCCCGCAGCTCGTCCAGGTCAATGCCTGGCCAGAACGGGTCGCTGCTGATCAGGCCCGCGGCCACTGGAGCGCCGGCAATAAATCCACTCATGATCGCGTGCTCTGGAATAGGTCGGCGGTGGTCGGGGCTTCACAGCCGAGCCTGTGGCTGCTGATCCGACCCGAGCCGCCGGGTTGCGTGGGACGCTCGGTTAGCTGGCAGGGCCAGCGAGTTTCTTCAGGAGGCGCTCGGCGCGCTCCAGGTCTTTCTTTCCGCCACAGTTGTTGTCGAGCTTGATGGCGTGCTGCAGCAGCTCGACGCCTGCTTCTACTTGGCCAGGTGAGCCCGGGGTGCTCTCGTCGAGGCCCTGCAGCGTTGCCCGTGCCAGGGCAAGCTTGAGCTTGGCCCGGGCTTCGTCGGGCATGTCCTGCTCTTCCGTGAGCAAAGCCGTGCGGAGCAGGTCGTCAACCGGGAAGGTGCCGCCGGCCTTCTGAGTGTTGAGCGCCGCCGTGGCGACTTCTTCGGCGATCAGGCAGCCCGTAGTACGGGAAAAGCGGTTCGGGGTTGGCAGGTTGTGCTCCAGCACATACTCGGCAATGTCCAGACCACCCCCGAAATCACCGGCATCGAAGCGCCAGATCATCACGGTGGTCAGCACGTCATCATGCGCGCCCTTTCCAGCCTCAAGGATGCCGTCGACATACGGGACGTACTCCGGCAACAGAATGATTTTGAGCCTGGCCTTGGCCTGCTTGGACTGAACTTGCTTGAGGCGCAGCTGGTCCTGTTGCAGTTTGGCCAGCATCAGCTCATAGCTGGTCAGGCCTTCCATCATGGCCGCCGGCGCAGTGGCGGCCGCGTCCTTGGCGGCCAGCTTGCGCAGTCGGGTACGTTGGGCGAGGGTCAAAGACATGGTTAGACCTTCTCGATGTTCTCGACCAGGGCGCAGGCGCCAAAGTCTTCCACGACATATGCCTCGTTCGACGACTGGTAGTCGGCGATCTGGTCGGCGTCCGGTTCATCGCGTACATGGCGACGGCGCTTTTCGTTCTGGTAGTAGATCGACAGGTTGGACAGAGGGCCTACCCAGACACCACCTTCGATGAAGAACGGGGCGTCGTACTCAATCGGCAAGCCGCCCAGGCGGGTTTTGGCGATGATGTCGTCGGCGGCGTTCGCTTCCTGGTTGGAAGCAGCCCCGTTTTCCAGTGCTTTGAGCTGCTTCTCGTGCAGCAGAGCATGGTCAACGATTACGACCAGATCGGAACGCTTGCGATGCCATGGGTCCAGCAGCTGGATGGCATCGAACACCAGGGCGTCGAGGGTCTTGTAGTCCCCAGTAGCGCCGATGGTCACCTTGCCGGCTACCTTGCCTTCATCAATGACGCGCTCTGGGGCGCGCTCGCGCATCTTCTGCAGCCAACCGATGTTCACGTCTTGCAGCATCGGGTTTTCGGTCAGGTCGGTGTCAGCGGCAGCACTGGTGCCGTTGAAGCCGATCATGATGCGGTCCAGGCCTTGTTGTTGCGCGATCGAGCCAGACAAGCGGGTCTGGAAGTCTTTGAACTTCGCCCAGACGTCGAGCCGTGCGTACGGAGTGGCGGTATCGAAGTTGGTTTTCTTGCAGGCGTAAGTGTCGGCGGTGAGCGCGGCAACGTCGCGAGGCTGACGGCGTTTGCCTGAACCAGTGGCGGTGCGGCCAGCAGTCGGGCCATTCACGCCCAGCAGGATGGCTTCACCTTCCGCTTCGTCCACGCCGATGATGTTGATCTTTTTCAGGAACGCGCTGGATTCCTGAATTGCGCTTTCCAGCTTCTGCGCTGGGTTTGGCGCCACGGTGTAAGTCTCGGTTACCGAGCCGACATCGTTGATTTTGGCCTGGTTGGCCAGGTAGCCGTTGAAGGCGATCCGGGTTGCTTTCTGCATGGTGGTTCTCCGAACTGGTGGTCTGGGGGGCTTCGGGGATCAGTACTCGGCCTGGATCTGCCCGTCGCCACCGGTCACTGGTGGGCGTTGCGTCTGGGAGTGGTCTTCGGTTTCGCCCAGGCGCTTGACCAGCTCGTTGAAATCTTTGGACAGCTTGTCGTGGTCGGCCTGGAGCTTCTCGCGTGCGGTTTTCTCCGCCGTGAAGGCTTCGGCCTGCTCGGCACCATGGGTTGCGATCTGCTCGATCAGCTCGCCCAGGGCGGTAAAGCTGGCGGCGTCCTTGCCTTCCTTATCCTTGCTCTTGCCGAGGAGTTCGCCGACCTTGTCACGCAGTGCTGCGAACATGGACGGGGTTTCGACGACTTCCTCGAATTTGATGGAAACCTCTTCAGCTGCGCTGAACAGGTTGTCCTGGTGCTGCTTGCGAGCGGCGAGACCGCTTTGTGCACTGAACTTGAGGGCCTCGGTACCCAGGCTGGCCGGGCTGTCGGTAACCGCCAGGCCAACCAGATAAGCCTTGCCCGACTCGGCAAAATTCGGCTGAACCTCTGCCGAGGTGTAGATCTTCTGACCCTTCTTGTTCAACTCGATCAGGCTCGCGGTCGGTTCGATCTTCGCGTAAAGAGCGAGCTTCTTCTCGCCGCTGATCTCGACCTCTTCAGCTTTCAGGGCCAGCACGTCGCCGAACGAACCGAACAGGCTGTCCGGGCCCAGGCCGCGGATGTGCTCGCAATTGAGGCGGGCGCCGTAGGTTTTCGGGTCGTAGGTCGCGGCCATCTGCTCGATCCAGGAGCGCTCGATGGTGCGGCCGTCAGTGGTTGCGCCCTCGACGAAGATGCGGAACCAGTCGGAGCGGTAGTTCTTGGCGGGGGCGTTGCTTGCGGCCATGTGGGCAGTCCTCAATGCGGTGGCGTTGTGCCTTGCGATGAGGGGCATGGTCCGCAGCCGGGAGATCTGCGGCAACGCGCTGCACTTGTAGTCCTCACGGCTACAGTGGGCGCCTGTGGGTGAATACGCGCGCGAGCGGCAGCATCGGCGCCATGAACACTACCGCCCAACCCACGCTCGATCCGCGCCGCCAAGCCAAGTTCATGTATTGGACGGGTTGGCGCATCACCGATATCGCCGACTATCTCGACGAGAAAGAAAAGACCGTACATAGCTGGAAGGCCCGGGACGAATGGGACAGGGCCGATAACGTCGAGCGCATCGGCGGTGCCCTGGAGGCGCGGTTGGTGCAGCTGATCCTGAAGGAAGGCAAGACCAGCGGCGACTTCAAGGAGGTCGATCTACTGCATCGCCAGCTGGAGCGGCAGGCACGCATTCAGCGGTACCAGGGCGGCGGTACCGAAACCGATCTAAACCCGAACATCGCCAAACGCAACGAAGGGCCGAAGAAGCAGCCAAAGCGCAACGAGCTGGACGAGGATCAGATCGAGCAACTGGTCGAAGCGTTTAGGGATAGCTGTTTCGACTACCAGCTCGACTGGTACCGGGCGGGTAATCAGCGCACCCGGATGATCCTGAAAAGCCGGCAGATCGGCGCCACTTTCTACTTTGCTCGGGAAGCGCTGATCGACGCCATTACGACCGGCCG